ACTCCTGCATCAGGATCTGTAACAAGCAACACTAGAGGATTACTAACAACTGGAAGTGGAACAATATATGTAAAAGTTCAGAATATTGGTGGTAGTAATTACTACGTGTTCTCACAAACACAGAGTGGAACATATAACAGATTTTATAATCAAACAGGTTTCTTACAAGGTGGAACCTATACATTTGATCAGAGTGATTCATCAAACAATGGTCATCCGTTTAGATTTTCTGAGACCCAAGATGGAATACATACTACTGGCGGGACAGAACTGACTGCAGGAGTAAGTGTTACTGGAACGCCAGGCACTGATGGTGCAACCACAATAACTGTAGGAACTTCTACACCATCTATTCTTTATTATTACTGCACATTGCATCCTGGTATGGGACGATTTACTAGTTCACCAGACAGGTGGGGAACTGTAAACATATTTGATTATTGGCATTTAGATAGAATTACAAAACAAGATAGGCAATATTTAAACAGACAATTTAGTCAAGGATCAAATTCTACAGGAGATGGTGTAGATATTTACATCATTGACTCTGGTGTTCGTGGAGCATCTAGACCTACAGGTAACAACGCAGCACTTCATCCTGAGTTATATGACCCAGATTTTGTCACTGACTTAAACGGAACCGCAGAGCAACAAAACTATAGAGTTAATCAACTAAGTCACTATAGTGGTGCCTATGGAACTAACAATGAAGATGACAATGGACATGGAACTCATTGTGCTATTCTTGCAGCTGGAAGAACAGCTGGGATATGTAAAGACGCAAAAATATATTCACTTAAGGCATTTAATAGCACAGTAAGTGGTTCTTATAGTGGAATACTATCAGCATATCAAGCAGTTATAGATCATAACGACAGCACAGATGTTAATTACAAAGGTAATAATCGCCCAGCTGTTATCAACTCATCCTTCGGACCTACGATTCCCACATACAACTCACCTAACATTGAATTAAATGATGCGGGTTCTGATAGTGGAACTGATGAAGAGATGCTAGATGACATTGAAGGAACAATTGCAGGACAGAAAAATATTATCGTTGTTAGATCTGCGGGTAATGGATTTAAAAATGCTAGTGATGTTACCGCAGGACCTTTGCAAACAAAGTGTGTGGCGGGTGCAAGAACAGCAGGATATGCCGATAATACTAATGGTGGTATCAACAATGTAGATACGAACCAAAATAAAATTACAGTTGGTGCTACATCATATAATGATAGATGGGCGTTTTTCTCTAACTATGGATCAGGTTGTACAACAGTAGCACCTGGCGAAAAGATTTTAGTTCCTGCATATGACTGGACTGCTAACACACCATATACAAGCACAACTAACTATAGCACTATAGATGGTACCTCATTCTCAGGTCCTATTGTCGCGGGCATTATGGCAGCGTGGTGTGGTAAAAATGGATACACATTAACCACAAATAACTTATGTGGTTTAGCAAAAAGTTTTGCAAGAACTACGGGATCAGCTGGTGATATTAGAACGGGAACTCATAGCAACTATCCTACAAACAGCATAATAGATAAGAAACTTATAGACAATCCATATGTCACTTTATCTGGATCTGCCTTCGTAGAAGTAAAATTCAATCCAGCTGACTCAGCTCACTTTTTAGGAAACGTAGGTAGAAA